TCAGTAGCCGAAATAGAGGACGTTTTCCATGGCGTGGAGGATTCACTCCCCGAGGAAAGCAAGTAGGCTGCGCTCAAAAACGTATGCTTAAATTATAAATCTCAACAGAGTTTCAGTGCCTGAAAAAACAGTACGATAGCCTCGCAGTATGATTAAAGTTGACGATGGGGAAATGCTCTGGCATAATGATGGGCACTCAATATCGTTGCGCATCAATAAATCCGATGTTGAGATAATTGACATACTCTGCCCTAGTGGGCGCGCTGGCGAGTGTCACCACGAACGCATCGGCTGCGTAGTTAAGTACTTCATCAGTCGCTTCGGACTTGACTGCAATGTTGGTGTTTGTCCAGCAATGCCAAACCTGCAAATCTGCTGGTCACTTGTTGGTGACCCATATGAAATTGATGCTTGTCAATTATGGTTTGTACCGCTAGAGGACGAAGTATTTTACGCTTGGCTTGCAACTAAAACTGGCTAATGCAAGATGCTGCGTCCCATGACGTTGCATCCTTTTAATAGACCTTAATTGCGTTGCGCTCTTTCAATATCTTTGCGATTTTTGTCCTTTTAGCATTGCTCTCGGGGAGTTCGCATAAACGCTCGTACTCAATCGTGAGTTTGAGTCGCTCAATGTAAGCAATGTTTTCCTTACGATGGCGATACGACCACCCTGCGGTACCGCCCCATACTCCAGAAACCTCTCCGTTTGCCAACGCATATTCCGCGCACTTAACAATTACAGAGCACCCAGAACAATAATTCTCAGCCTGTCTACGCATGCTACGAACATTCACAGACTCGGGGTCTGGGAAGAACATTTCGGGGTCTGCACCGCGACATTTTGCGCGAGAAAACCAAGCAACATTGGTCGTATTGTCAGGATTCATTGAGTCACAGGATAGCGCCATCGGCGCCATATTGCTACCAATCAGGTGGAAGTGCTTCCTCGTCTGGCGAGTACGGGTCAAAAAACATTGTGTCGTTCTTGTAACTAAAACGCTCTACCATTCTGCCGCGCTTGGCTGCACCAAATTGTTCGTCGCTCTTGATATTGATTCCCTTATCTGCGAGCCATGCGACAAGTTCGCTGGGTTGAATTCCTAGCGCCCTTGCAACGTCTCGACGAATCGTGCCCATGCGGGTCGTTGTCAATTCGCCGGGCGACTTCCCCTTGAGTATTTTGTACATTTCCCCAAGTATTTCGTTCTTGCCCTTGCCTGCTTCAAGCATCTTCAGTGCAGCACTAATGGCACCACCAATTGCATTTTCGCTTGTTGGCACCTTCTGGTAGGCACCACGGGATGACACTACTCCCTCAATAAGTAGCCGTATGCCAGCCTCTGGGATATTCAATTTCCTAGCAACGTCGGCAATTGCGTCCCTCTGCTGCTGGTTATTGGCTTCCATCGCGCGCACAAATTCTGTGCGTACCCCAGATACAATATCTGCCCATTTTTCGCTTTGTCGTGGGTCGGCAAGCGGCGACTTTCCGAATATATTCTCCAGTCCACGGAATGGGTCACTTCCAGCAGTTGCATCCCCACCACCCTTCGGGTAGAGGGCATCAATAACTTGTTGAGTAGCCCCAGCCCTACCCTTCCATCGCTGGTCAAATTCATCCTTGAGCAGTCCACCAAGAACTCTATCCGCAAGCATTCTGGCAAGAATTGGAGACAACCCATCTAGTTGTTGGAAAATATCTTCTGCTAACTGTTCTTTTCTTCCAACTTCAAGATTTTTTCCAATTATTATGCCCTCAATATCGCTAAACAGTTTCTCATATACTTTCTTTGCATCTTCCTCATTATCAAGATTCGGCAATTTTGTAAAACGGCCTTTAGCCGCTGCCCGTTCAGAAGCGTCGATGGCCGACGAATCACCAACTACGTTCGCTCCAATATTGGCTCCGCCAGCACCCGCACCCTGTTCTGATGGCGCTTGGTCAAAGCCACCACCACCCATATCTATGGATATGTTTGCTCTTTCGGGGTCGTTATCGTCATATGTTCCAAATGTGTCACCAAATTCACCGCCATCATCACCGCTACCCATTGGCTTATCAAGCGATAACGGCAGTTTTTTCCTTTTTATGACTTTCTGTTTTCCTGTAGCGGGGTCAATTAATGGAACCCTCTTGCCATCAGCATCCAATAGGTCAGTGCCGTCTGCTGCCTTTTCCCATTGGAGTTCATCTTCAATAATGAAATTCTTTTGCCTAGCCTCTTGTCGCGCCAAGCCGCCACTGACACTTTTTGCCAGGGCATCAACCATCGCTTCGATTGTATTTCTACGTGGTTTCCCGTCTCTGTCTTTGGAAAATGGATGTTCACCAACTGGGAATTTTAAGGCCTCAGGAAAACCCAAAACTCCACCAACCCTACTGTCCCACCAGTCCGTGCTTCCGTCTTTATCTACGGGAATCCATGCTAGGAAGGAAAAGTCGCCCCTCTCCATCATTGGGACATAGTTGGCCACAATAGCCGCAAGAATCTCCTGACGCATGTCTTCTGTCATGCCAGCCTGTTTTGCAGAAACACCAGAGGTGCGTGGACCGTCGTATCCAATCCATCTAAAATCCCTACCCTGAACTGCGGCCATAACAGCAGGAAGCCAAGTATCTTCAGTAAACTGCTTTAGTTTACGTTGTTCTCTTTGACTTAATGGCAAGCCGTCCTGTTGCGGGAAGAGGGATTCTCCTAATTTTTTCTTCCCCTCACTAGATGAGGAACGGGTTGAGCGAGTTGACAGCAAGGTCAACTCTGGGGTGAATGTGGCAACCTGATGGTCACGACTCACAGACCTACCAATTGACTCATTATCTCGTGGCTTCTTGAGTCCTGAAGAATTCGATTTCATTCGGTCATAAATATCCTTGCGGACAGCCGAATTTGTCTCATTTTTAAATGCCTGATAGAGGGGTTCGTTTTTCTTTTTTGCAGCCAATGATGCCTTGGTATGGAATTGAATTTCATAATTAAACCCGCGAGGGTCTTGAATCATTGCATTCACGCCGCTATATGGGTCCTTGGATTGCCAGTAGTTCCACGTTGTAACACGTGACCCATCTGCCCTCAGTGTCGATAATGCTGACTTGACGAAATCGGAATAATTATCGGCATCATCTACAACAAACGTATAGCGCAATGCATCGTTCATTTGTGTTGCGGTTGCCGCAATATCACCGTCGAAGTTTCCTTTAAGCCGCTCAATCTTTTTTGCCAAGGAATCCAGTGTTTTGAACTTCTTGTCCAAGTCAGCGAGTTTTGCCACACCCCCAGATGCGTCCTCAATGTCTTTTATCTTCTTCGTTACTTCTGGTTCGTTCTTTCGAATGACTTTTTGTGCTGCCTTTGCGGCTTCTACTGCGTCGTTGGAAACTTTTCCAGAACCACCAGACGTTGAGCGCAATGACGAGATTGCGGGAGAACCAGGCAGTGCTGGTCTTGCCCATGGGGTTCCTTCTTGTACGACTCCATCATTATCGCCGTCTACGGCATTTGGGTCATACTGTTCAACTGACCTACCAACCCGCCTGAGGGTTTGCCCCAGTGCCTTGCCCTGGATTCCCGACCCGACACGAACCATGGCTTCAAAGTCACGGCGGTTTTGTTTTATTTGTTCGGCGAATTCCGCATCTTCTTCTGGTGCGGTTGATGAAGAAATGATGTCCTCATCAGGGAAGTAGGTTGCAATTTCACGCGCTTTTTTGTATAGCCATTTTGCATATTCATTTGCATCATCTTCAGAGGTGAAGCGCCCAAGATGTCCGCCCGTCTTCTTGTAGAGACGCACCGACTGCTGGTCGGTCATATCTTGACCAATCGGATTTACTTTAGGGATAATTGCGTGAACAGGACCATCTTCATACACGTACATTGACTGCCCAACGGACTTCATGTAGGACGCATAATTATTTGCAGCAATATCTATGTTGCCTTTTTCTGCTGGCGACACAGGGGCACCATCCCCATATTCGGGCATCATGCTTCCATCAAATAGTTTTTGTCCCATTATTCCTCCAGCATTGGGGCACCGTCATGTGTCCAAACACAACAACAATGATAGTACGAAAATTAATTAACGATGGGTAGCCCCTATTTGCGGCGAGCACTCCTGGATGCGCCTGCCGCGCGAGCCGTGTTGGAGACGAACTGTCTTCCCTTTTTGTCCCCAGATAGTTTCTTGGCAATTGTTGCGCGTCGCTGTTCAGGGCTTAGTCGTTTCCATGCCGCTGCAGGCAGATAACGAGTCATTCGCCCCTTTCTCAGTGCTGGCTTGCCATCTGAGGTTGTCCATCGTTCACGAGTCCACTTCCTCAATGACCTTTGTGTCTTTCCGGGCTTTCCCCTATAGCCACCACCGGCACGACGATATTCCTGCGCAACCAGTTGGGCCTTTCTCGCAGACCACTGCCCAGGGCGTCCGCCGCGCGACCCGGCCATAATTCTTTTCTTAATTGATTCACGTAATTGCGGTTTTGTGTATTGCATTTTTTTAACCGATACCTGGGAGGCAACAACGTCCAGGAACTCCAACGCCTTAACCGTTGTGGGTGAGGCATCTTCATAGTTGGGTGATTTAAGTCCGACATGAACCTTTACGACGTCATTGGGAATCACAGCAAAACGACACTTTCCTTCGGGTTCAACCGGCAGGGCAATTAACTTGCACTCCGAGCCACCCTTCCACATGATGCAATTGGAACACTTGACACCAATATGGCGCTTGTCGTTTTGTGAGGCTGGCTTATATCCCGCCCATACCCCGTCGCCATCCTGGTCAAATTTCCCATACTTGGCAACTACTGCTAGTAGCGAAGTCGCAACGGCGGTCTCTTGCTGGTCAACGAATATCTTGTCGCCATCTTTTGGGGTATCCAAAACGAGACGCATCCCGTCTGACAAAAGTCTCAATATTGGCGAAGGTTCTCCCATGGGCCCATTATCCCACAGTTTTCATAAACCTACAGGTTGTCATCAAATTTGGGTGATTTGAGTCCGAGATTGACCTTTACGACGCCATTAGGAATCACCGCAAAGCGACACTTTCCCTCAGGCTCTACGGGGAGGGCAATAATCTTGCATGATGAGCCGCCTTCCCATAAAACGCAATTTGCACACTTGACGCCAATACTTTTCTTGGCATTCATGGCAGCGGGCTTGTATCCAGCCCACACCCCATCCCCATCTTGGTCAAACTTTCCATACTTCTGAGCAACCGCCAGCAACGAAGCCGCAAGAGCAGTCTCCTGCTGGTCAACGAAGATTTTGTCGCCCTCTTTCGGGGTGTCTATGACAAGACGCATACCGCCTGACAAAAGTTTTAGAATTGGTGAAGATTCTCCCATGGGCCTATTATGCCACATTTTTAATAACTCTACAGGTTGTTTTTAATAGACCTACAGGTCATCATCATCAAGTATTTTCTTCCTGTCACTCAGACCTTTGGCCCGAATTAGTCTAAATAATTCCTCACGTCCAGAATTTGTGATGAGATATTTCTTCTCGGGAAATTCTTGTAGGAATCCATACTTAACCAGCGTTTGGGCGGACCTTTCAACCCTGCTTGGTTTTTCTAAAGTTACAACAACCCGAAGTGCTTCTTCTGCCGAAAATGGTGTTGGAAAAATTTTAGCCACCATAAGAAGGTCGTGGGTGATTGAGTTATATTTTATCATTCTTTATTAAAAGTGCCAGCGTTTTGTAATCCGGGTGCTGATGAAGCGCTTCGAGATTTACTGAATACTTATTGTTCCTCCCAGTTTTCTCAGCGACAACGATACCGGCATCCGACCAAAAGGCAACTGCCTTCTCTACCGCTGACGGAGAAATGCCCAGTATTACGGAAACAGCCACTTGGGTGATATCTGGGTCCGCAATGATGGTGAGTAGGACTCGGCCATTTGTAGAAAGAATGCCACCCTTTCTGTTAACAAATCGTAAACATTCATTGCCGAATCCCATCGATGTAATTACTGTTTCATCAACACCATATACCACAACCGTGGAGGTTCGGACATGTTGGCTGGCAAACTCAATACACTTGAAGAGAAAAGCAGTGGGTGTCGCATGAAGGACATCATGGCATCTCTTGATAAAGACGATGCACGGGCACTTGATTCTGCCATTCGTAATCCAGGAATCTCAATCCGTGGAATTTACGGAGCACTCCGGAGTGAGGGAATTATCGTTAGTCGCGATTCCATCGCCAAAGGAAGGGAATGTGCAACTAACCCCAATTCATGTAGATGTGGGGCATTCTCCGAGGGAGGAAAATGATGAATCTCTCAGACAAACTAGATGCCGCTATCCAGAAAGATACGAGCAACAAGACGCTTGGTGCCATTGCAGAACTTCTCAATAGAAATAAAATTGACATTGAGGAAGTCGGCGAAATCAAAAAGATTTCGATTTACCAGTCATTGACCAAGAATGAAGCCGGAGAAGCGGAGGTCCACGACCTTACCGCAATCCAAATCAGTCCCAAGTGGGAGACTGGTCCAGAGTGGCAAGTTATTCAGCGTGGTCCTGAAATAAAGATTCCGAAAGCAAGTGGTACTCCGGCAAAGTTGGCAGAGTACAAAACCTGCGTTGTTGTTCCAGATATTCAGTTCGGATTTTTCAGGAATCGCGATGGAATCCTAGAGCCAACTCATGATGAAGCGGCAATTACGGTTGCGCTCAACATCATCGCTCACGTAAAGCCAGACCTGATTGTTTGCGTCGGAGATAACTTGGACTTGCCCGAAATGGGTAAGTATGTGACATATCCGAGTTACGCCCTAACGACCCAAGCAACAATTGATAGGGCTACCACATTCTGTGCAGAAATGAGGGCTGCTGCGCCACATGCCAAGATTGTTTGGCTTGCTGGCAACCACGAAGAGCGCATGCCCAAGTACATAGTCCAGAATGCAACTGCCGCCTACGGATTGCGTCGTGGAAATACTCCAGAATCCTGGCCCGTTCTGTCTGTTCCATTCCTATGCAGAATGGACGAATTCGGCGTTGAATATCGACCTGGCTATCCAGCGTCAGACATCTGGGTAAATAAAAAGTTGCGCATTATCCACGGCGACCGTGTAAAGAGTGGTGGCTCGACTGCCCATGTGTATTTGAATGCCGAAAAGAGCAGCATCATCTACGGGCATATTCACCGTATTGAGTGTGCCTTCAAGACCCGCGAAGACTGGGATGGCCCACGAACAATCATGGCGGCATCCCCAGGTTGCTTGGCTCGCATTGATGGAGCAATTCCAAGTACTAAGGGTGGCGTCGATTTGGACGGACGGCCCCTGACTCGCCATGAGAACTGGCAGCAGGGCCTCGGCATAGTCACCTACGAGGACGGCGGAGACCACAAGTTCGCCTACGAGTGTGTTCCGATTTACTCCGGATGGGCAATGTTCAGGGGTAAAGAGTTTGCCGTATTGCCAGAAACAAAAGCCAAGCCTGCTACAAAGAAAAAGTAGGAGGCCTGATGACGACCGTTGTTGCCATTCAGGGTGATGGATTTGTTGTCATGGGGACCGACAGCAGGCTATCTGCTGTAGATACAAGTGGGTTCGTAAGCAGAATTCACACTATGAACAGCAATGTTTCCAAGATTAACCAAATCAATGGAATGCTCATAGGCATTGCTGGCGATGTCAGGGCAATCAATCTTGTTTCGCATTCATTGCAGGTTCCTCAGGCGTCAGCCTCATTGCGGGGAAAGAAACTTGACGACTACGTCACAAATAAGTTTATCCCTGCCCTCCGTGCCTGTTTTGACGCCAACGGATACTCGGCACCACAGAAAGAGTCATCAGAACATATTGCTGAACAGGGCTCTGAAATATTACTTGCTGTCAACTCGGTCATTTATCAGATTGATAATGATTACGCATGGAGCAATGACGCCTCGGGCCTGTATGCAATTGGCACAGGAGAACAGTACGCAATAGGTGCTCTTGCTGCGCTATTGAAGACAAAAGTCACGGCAGTTGCAATGGCAAAAAAGCATTGTCTAAATGCTCTCGCAATCGCAGCAAAGTTTGACCCACACACGGGCTATCCATACCAGACTTTCCAGCAAGAAGGTGCTGGCACTGTGCGTAGGACTGCCAAAACAAAAATCGAAGTGAAGGCATAAAGTGAGCATTGAACCACCACTATTTCAGACTTTTGCATGGATGGACGATGCTAACTGCCGGGGGAAAACGGAAAAGATGTTCCCTCGTGAACACAAAGACATCACATACATCGTTGAGGCTCGCGCCCTATGTGCTGATTGTCCGGTGAAGTCTCAATGCCTGGAATATGCGCTTGAGTTCCCGCCCGCCGACATGCATGGAGTTTGGGCTGGCCTAACTAGCAGGCAACTTGCAGCAGAACAACGACGAAGAGGGGCGGGCCCCAAGCGACCTACGCTTGCTCAGATGTGGGGCGATTAAATCTTCTGACCGCATGCACGGAACAAGATTGATGACTCTTCAGTCAAGTTCTTGTTCTGCATCAGTAGGCCAATGAATGCGGCATCGTTGGGGATGTTGATTGATTTAATCTCTAGACTCTCCAACACTCGCAACAATTCAGCAACATCAGGTTCGCCTCGCTCTGGGGTTCCACGCACGATGCAAATCATGTACTTGGAATCAAGAGCAATCCAAAACATGCGCCCTGGAATCAATTCCTTTTTCATTGTCATCATGTCAATAAGTTGACTGATGTCTGGGAAAAGTTTAATCACACCAGACTTTTCTTCGCCTGTTTCGTGGTCAAGCAATGCCAAAACAGCGTCAGCGTCAACGCCAGTGATTGCAACTTCTTCTTGTATCTCTACGGTGCTCATTCAATCCTCACATTACATGTGTCACAAAATGTCATACCCTGAAACTCCACTAACTGTATATCGCATTTCTGCTTCCCGCAAGGCTGCAAGACTGTTTCGCCAGTGAAGTATGAGCGTACGACATCCAGTGGCTCGGGAAGGGAGAACTGTGCACTTCCCGGAGGTGGGATTCCCCTCTCCGAGCGCATATGCTCCCAGGTGCAATAAAGAATATATTCCGCAAGCGTCATATTATTGCGTTTTGCTGCGGCAAGAATCTCGTTCTTGAGCGAACCCTTAACACGCAGGGCGATGTTATACAAGCGGTCAGGGTGTTTGGCGCGAAGAGCCTTTTTACCCATTTTTCAACTTTGGGGGGAAAAGGTAGTACAACTCATTCGGATACCAAATTATTCGCCCAAACGGCTTCTCGTTACTTACCATGACTCTTTTTATCCAGCGGTCAGTTCCGTCATAGCGTGAAACAAACTGCGTCCGACCGTGTGCGGTGTTCCAGTTATCAATAACGACAATCTCGCCAGTTTCTAAATAGATTGTGTCTTTGTTCTTCTGAACAAGTTTGGTGAATTTATCTAGGGCTTTTTGTGCTTCAGGTGTTGTTCCACGCATCGCCGTTTTGTCGTAAGTCATTTTTGTACCACGTTTGTTAATGACTTGTTTTTTTACTTTCCTATCCTCTTCACCTTCATCAAGGAAACTTTTATCGACGCTGGTGATAAATGACCTCTTGTTGAGTATCTCAATCTCATCTTGTTTGAGCCCCTCCATAATATGGCTCAGGCAAGAGAATGTTGTACCTGCTGCTGGGTCACCCCTAAGGCAAAAAAGAACTACATAACGGGGAGCCTTGGGGTGAAATGCCGTTTCCGTATGCATCTCTAGTTCAACCTTTGATGATGAGGAAATCTGTTCAACCTCATTTTTCTTGATTGGGAACAAGTCCTGAACTAACGCACCACCCTGTTCTTTGTCGAATCCATACGGCTTTCCGAAATAACTCGCATACCTGAGAATTGCCTCATTCAGCAAGTCATTTGCTTTAGATTCTGGAACCGGCAACGACAGTGGTGTTGGTATGCCCGAAAGCAGTTCCTCTACATCAAGGCCCAGTACGTCTTTATCACGCGCAAATACAACACCCATCTCATCAGCCTTCCGTATCCCTCTGTACGAGCATCGTGATGTATTCAGTAATCGTCATTCCATAAGCCTGAGCCTGTAGGATAATGAGTCGCTTTAGGTCGGCATCTATCTTCATTGTGATAGTTGCTCGTTCAGACGTTGGCAACTTTGCTGGACGCCCTGTATTTCGTTTCATTGCTCTACCTTATAGACATCAGCCAAATAATTGGCTAAACGCTCGGAGTAAATGCCCATGAAGAACTCCCTATCACCATTTGTTGACAGACCAAAAGCCATTGAGCCAAGGGTCTGCAGTGTCGTGCTAAGAACTGGATGCATCTCACTGGATGTTGCGTGAGTGCCAGAGTTCATTCCCTGAATCAGACGCTGAAGTTGTGCCCATGCTTCCTGTGGCGAGGGAGGCATAACATCCAAATTGCCTTCAACAACTGCCCTGCGAATCATTCCTGGGGTGGGCATGAATTTGGCAACTACAGCCATTCTGGTGAATCTTTGGCGGACCTGCTGAACGTCGAGGTCGCGCAACAAATTCCACCAAGCACGAAGTATGTAATCTCTATCTGCCTCATAGAACGTCTGATTGAATGAGGCATAAACTTCCCTGACGAATTCTTCTAGTTCTACCTTCGTCATGTTCAGAAGTCGCCTTTTGCTTTTTTGCCTTCACCACGCTCTAGGAACATCTCTACATGCTCTACATCTCGGAAGATGAGCGTGATGTCGTCGTAGCGCTTATTGGCCTTGTTGCGCCCCATATGAAAATCAGAAGCAGCACACCCGTCAATTGCCTGCTTGCATAGTTCTACGCCGTAGTCAGCGATAGCCCACTTCATTTTGCGAACACGCTCTATATCAAGTTTGGGAACTCGCGCCCTGCCAGGACGCATTACTGTCACCCAATACTGATAGAGACCACCTCATCCCCTTTCATGAATACATCAAGTCTCGCGCGTGCGCGTGATTCGAATCGTGGATTTTCGAATGGAGACTAATCGACCCATTCCCGTTGAGTCAAGGACATATTCGTTCCTCAACGGAAAAAAATCTATCACCGAGACCCCACACTTTGGAGGGGGTTCCAGGGGGAACCTTTAGTTGACGATTTCCGTCGCCGGGGGTCGCCAAAGAGAACTTCTGGTCGTGGACTCAGAGTTCTACAGGTGTGCGGGCGCCCTGTTCGGTTGTTTCCGCCACCGTAGTGACTACCCATGTGGGTCGTCAAGCCATCTGGAGGGATTTCTCGAAATCGCCGTAAATTTCTCGAAGGAGATACACGCAACTCCTGCTCGGCGCGCAAAATTAAATAATTACTTTACTTGCACGAAGACATCGCACATGACTAAGGTTCCATCAGGCCAGAGGAGTTTCCCCCCTTTCTCTCCAACGGTCGACCGGGTTGAGCGGGCCCGGGAAGGCATTAGCAGGTGATGCCGACCCGGGTCCCTCCCCATAGCCGCCGCACGAAACGGGGCTCCCCCTGCTCTCCTAAGAAGAAATGGCCATCCCTAGTTTAGCGAAGATGTCGCCCATTCCCTGAGAACCAGGCCCAGTTGCATTGCTTTCCGCCACCGTAGCGTCGTAGCACGCAAGAAGGAAGGTGCCGCGCTCCCACATCATCCCGATGCATGCGTAGCCGACGAGGTCCAAAACATTGTCCTCAATGGACTCGTTATTGGGTACCCGCGAAGAGCCCAGAAGATTTTCCAAGCGCGCCACTTTGTCATGAAGCCGGACCATCAATCCCTGACGGCCGAAACGCGAAATATTTTTATGCCCATAGTCGCGCTGCTTGCGGCAGACCACGGCGTGCACCTCGGAGTAGTCGAAACCGAATTTTTCAGAAAATCCCATTTTTGAACCAAGGGCCCGGGCCGCGGCGCCAAAATCTCTCCACGAGATGGCCACGTCTGCAGTATCGCCATCAACCGGTGCCCAGTGTGAATCGATATGCCATTCCAGGCGGTCTCTGACTTCGCCCAGCAGCCTCGAAACATCCAAGTGCGCCGCAGACGCGTAGTCGATTTCGTAAATCTCGCGAATTGCCTGCTCAGAGGCATCTTCCCAGTACTTGAACAACGTCAACTCCCATCAGTTCTGGCGGACACACGTGCGGCCGCTCAGAAATGACTTTAATTGATATTTTTCAAGAAGTCTTCCAGTCCGCCAGGGGGATTCTTGTCATACTCGGCGGCAATCAGGTTCGCAAAATTTGCCATTTGTATTTCCCATGCATTGCTTTGCTCTTCGTACGTATCCCAGGAAGACTCAATCTCGTGAGCCGTCTCCTGGACAAATTCATCGGCGAACGCGCCCAAAATCACGAATTCCGAAGACGACGGCAAAATCACCGGGCCATCCTGGCCAAGAACTTCTCGCGAATAATGAAATCCTTTAACAACTCGACGGCCGTCAGTTCCGACAAACAATAAATCACTCGGGACTTCCGTTGGCTCATACAGGTCAGGAGGGCGCGGCATTTCATCCGACATCTGCTGAAACAGTTCCCGCAGCCGTTCACGTTCACCCGGTTCCATCGACGCCAGGAAACCCAAAACCCCCAGAACTTCTCCAACGGTATGGTCCCCAATGGAGGGCACCCCGGGACTGTCCGACCCCTTCAAATCATTCAGGTATTGATAAAACTCGTCTTCTATCCCCATGGCCCGGTCCTTTCCGCCACCGTGAGCATTAGCACGTACCAAACTTACACCAGAGTAACAATTGTTTGAACTAGATTGCGGCCATGGACAACAACACCCGCTTTGCCCAGTACGTCCGGGCCCTCCAGCAGTATACATCTCGGGAAAATCACGCCGAAGTTCCCGCTCAGCACGTGGAGATTCTGGAAAATTCAGAAATCCGCCTAGGTGCCTGGGTCTCGTATATGCGGCAGCGTTATAAGAACTCAAAACTCCCCGCGCATTACGTTGAGGAATTAATCAAAATCACCGGTTGGACCTGGGGACCCCTCCGCCGCGGCCCGCGCAAGAAAAACGAAAGAAATGCCAAAATCCTTGAAATGCGCAGCACCGGCCATTCGATTACGCAAATCTCCGATGCTTTCAACATTTCCCGGCAGCGCGTGCACCAGATTGTCAAAAACAATGATGTCTGAGCGCCGCGTTCAAAAAAGTCAAATTCCTCCGGGAGCCGCGATGGCCTTATTGATTCTTTGGCTCTTCACGTTCTTGTTGACTCAGTTCGTCATCTGGGCGTCAGCCAAAATATTGGACATTGACGTCTCCTGGCTCGAGGCCGCTGGTCTGTCCCTAATGTGGAACTTCCTGCGGATGTGGTTCGCGGCCATGACCCAAAGCGCAAAAAACGTCGAAAAGTAATTTTTTTTCTGGACCCTCCTTCGGCCCGGTTCCTTTCCGCCACCGTCACACGTAGCATGAGCCTCTCATCGTTCTAGATAAATTTATCCAGTAACTCTGAACGCGTTATATATTTTTGGAGCCCTCCAGGCGCCCGGGAGCAAATAATCAATAAATCAATATCCCCGCTGCCGGAACCGGTCGCAGCGCTGAATATTCCTGCACATCGAAAAAATATGCACTAGTGTTCAAGACATCATGAGCGCGCACGTCATCCATGGAAATAGTTTAAATGAGTTGCCCTACCTGGAGGACTGCAGTGTTGACGCCATCGTCACCGACCCTCCGTATGAACTGGGGTTCATGAACAAAAAGTGGGATGCCTCGGGAATTGCCTACAACGTCAATATCTGGGC